ATGCCATCTGTTTCAGCAAACAAGTTGCCCATACCAAAGTATTGAACTGCTGTAGGTGGGTTTCCGTCTGCGTATTGTGGGAATGTTAAACTGCCATCTACATCAAATAGCCAAGTTTTGTAAGTATAAGCTCCTGTAGGGTTACCAGATCCAAGACCAAATTGTGTATCAGGATTCCAAGTTGCTGAAGGACTGTATAATGTTCCTGTGTTTACATAAACAGGATGAGCAAAATTTGGATTATTAAGTGACCAAACGCCATTGGAAAATGTTATATAAGAGTCACTGCTGGCATTGTAATTAGATGGAACCCATTTTGGATCGCCAAGTCCGGGCAATCTTATATATGTACCAATAGCTCCGCCCCATACACCGCCACTGTCTGTAATTTGTATAGTATATGGAGCACCTTGTATAGATAATTTGTCACTAATTAAAGTGCTGTTAGGGAATATCGTTGAATTATCTTTACCAAATACCCAGTTACCATCGGCGGACTGTAGCACAACATTGCCGTTAGCGTTGGCCAGCGTTGTTGTTGCACCATTGCCAATATCTGTGTCAGAAGGAAGATTTAGATAAGCATAACTTTCAATGCCCGGACTGATGCTGATGCCAGTTTCTCCAAAAGCTCCAGTACTAGGATTGCCAGTAGCAATAGTCCAATTGTCGCCGTCTTCCCAAGCAAACAAATTGCCCATACCAAATGCTTGAGTTGTTGTGCCTACTGGAGAAGCTACTGTAGGCGGAAACGATAGTTTACCGTCTGCTCCAAATGTCCAGAAATGACCGTTGCTGTTAACTCTTATAGGACTTTCGCTCTGTAACAATGCGCCAGCAGTATCTAATCCGTTAGGTAAATTTAAGTAACCGTCAACACCTAATGATACCGAGTAACCGCCGTTAGTTAAACTAGATCCGCTACCACCGCCACCTGAATTATTGTCATTAGCCCATACTAGTGTTGTACCACTGCTTGGCCATTTGAGAACTTGTCCGTTAGTACCTGTTGTATTTGGCAATGCGTATGCAGGTAATACTAACTTACCAGTACTGTCTACCTGTACTGTGTTGCCATTGTTAACAATGCTATTAGTGCCGTTAGTTCCACTACCTGCTGTGCCTAACCATTTAACTCCATCAAATACATAGGTAGTACCATTGTCGCCTGTGTATTGATCGCCAGTCTGTGGATGATCTGGAAAATTTAAAATTGCCATTCTTTATGTCCTTGATTAATATCCACCAGTTAGTGGTGATCGTTTCCATGTGTTTGTTGCTGTACAAATATATATGTAATTTGCATCGTAACTTATCTGCCCAGTTGTTCCTGTATCGTTAGCCGCTTTTGTACCTAACCCAACACTGGCAGCAACACCAACTCCACGAGGACTAGCATCGACCCAGCCTCCGTCATAATAAACATACAATCTACCACTAAGTTCATCATACCAAAGTGTGCCATCTGGATGACTACCGGGAGCAGTAGCACTAGCCGCAATGGGTGCCGCAACAGGTGCAGGTGTTGGTAAGGTAGACCATATTAACGTAGTGCCGTTAGTAGTTAAAAACTTACCACTATTACCTGTCGGTGTTGGCAGGTAAGTGGTTAAGTTAGCATACAATTCAGTAAAGTTTTGATTAACTTTATCAAACGCATCGCGTATGCTATCGCCGTTTTTACTGTTGGGAGCGGAGCCAATGTTTATAATTAATTTAGACATTACATTCTCCCCACAGCAACTTCAATTGTACCAGCTTCACCGTAGTCTTTATCTTGTAAAGCCTTACCAATAATAGAACCTAGTGTTGGATTAGTTGCCTTGACAGCATAGCCTGGGGTTGCTGATGTTGTCAGCAAATCACCCTTCCTTACCCGACCAACTACTTTAACAGGTACACGACCTTGTAGCGCAATCAAGTTCTTAAATCCTGGACATGCTCCATACATTGAGTAAGCCGCTGTGTTAGACACAACACCTGCTACTCTTGTATCATTCATTTGATCAGTAGTAGTAACTTCTTTATCACCGCCAAAGACTAATACAGTACCAACTTCATAGTCCATATCGCCTTCATAGTACTCAGCTAAGTCAGCGGAGTAAGTAGCTTCTAACTGACTGCTACCGCTTAGTGACCATACACCGGTAATTGTACCAGCAGTACCAACAGCACCTGTAGACAATGTTGTAGTCTGCAATGTACCAGCTGACAAGTTTAATTTGCTTCCAGATCCTAACGACCATTGTCCAACAATGCTACCGTTGTCTGCACTTGTACCAGCAGTTAATGTAGTTGATTTTAATGTACCATTACTGAAGTCAATTTGACTACTTGCACCTACAGCCCATTGTCCAACAATGCTACCGCTAGTTGCTACAGCACCAGTTGTTAAACTTCTAGCACGTAATGTACCACCAGCAATATCAATAGTACCAGTAAATGTAGCAACAGTAGAACCTGCGTCAACACCCTGTACTGTTAAGAACTGGAATGCACCAGGTGTATAGAATTCAACGCTTGGGTTAGCAGGTGTTGTATCAATAACTTTATAACCGTCAACTTGTAATTGTTTAACGTTGATGTTACCATTAGCATCTGTTTTAACAAGGCTATCGTTAGCACCGTTAGTAGTAATTGGAGTTACTGAGTAAGTGCTTGCACCGGTGCGTGTCATTGCACCATTACTTGTGAAGCTAGCGTTCTTAACACCATCACCAGCAGTAACAACGTTACCAGGAGTCAATTCAACTGGAGCTGCCGCACTACCACTTAGATTACCTAATATACTATTTGCACCAATATACTGGATCTTAGTTAATGGAACACCAGTTAATGCATCAGTTGATGTCTTAATTGTAATCCAACCATTGGATGCTGTAAACTCAGTACTGTCAAATCTTGATAGACCTAGTACAGTTTGATCTGGACTACCTGGAGCAGTTGCACTAGTATCGGCGGCACGTAATACTAACTTGCTTTGTGCAATTGCCGCACTAGAGTTAACCATGCTGTCAACAATCTTGTTAGATTGAATAACAGTTGTAAATGTGCCTGTGCTTGTTGAGTAATTTAAGTTTACATCACCAGTTGGCGATGGAACGTTTTTAAACTTACCACCAACAATAGTACCACCATTTAAGTAAGCAGTAAAGAATGAACTTGTTACTTGAATTGTAGTGGTATTACATGCTTGTACAACGTACACGCCATTGTACCCACTTGGGTTAACGCCACTAATTGTAACAGTACTACCAACTTGGTATGGTGCAGTGCTTAATGCGGCAAATGTAAATGTAACAGTTCCACTTGCACCGCTAGCATTAAGGATGTTAATTGACTGGCCGACAGTTGCATCATATACCATGAAATTACCACTGATCGGATTAACAACTATTTGATCGGAAAGTTTGAATAATGAATTAACACCGACAATGTTTCCGTCAACGTATGCTTTGTTAGCCGCATCGCCTGCATTTGTTGGGGTTGCAACGTTACCAATACCATAATTGGCCATGTTAATAGCACCCTTCATACCCAAGCTACCACTTAATGGTAAGTAACCTGGCCCAATAAGGTCAGCTGTCTTAACTGGGCCACCACCGTGGTCTAGGCCTAAACGTTTATCAATGTATCCGCGAATCGCAGCCTGCACTGGAACAGTATCAGATGCGTTGTTAGTCATTGAACTATCTGTTGAGAATTCACTTACAACAACACCACGCTTAAATCCTAAACCGTCTAAGTTACTCAACGCAATTGACGCTGAGAATGTAACTGTACCAGTACCCTGGTCGACTGTAAAGAATCGACCTACACGGAAGATACCGTTTTGGTCGGTAGTTACATAGAACACACGACCTACACCATCTTCTTGAATCTCTTGCGAGTCAACACGCGACTTAGCAGGGTTACCATAAATTTGATATGGATAGTTAGTAGTTGAGTAACTACCTGTACCAATATCTAAGAAGTCATGTCCTGTAGCACGGCAAGTTGAAATACGTGTAGTAATCTGTGCTGCCGCATCCTTTGGATAACCTAAACGCAATGTAGTAGCGTCTGTAGTAATAAACGGTGTGCTAATACCAACAGTACTACTTGTAGCATTAGTTACACGTTTAGTTACAAATACAGTGTTAGTCAATGTAGTAGTTGTTGAACTACTGTAAACACCTGGATCAGTAGTGTAGCTTAACTGAATAGTAGTTGTACTACCGCCAACACATTGGAATATTCCGTTGTAAGCAGTATTAGTATTACCAGTAACAGTCCACCAGCTACCTAAGTTAGGAGCATACGACTGTGTTGGGATAGTCAATGTTATTAGATATGGGCCAGTACCACTAGTTGAAACATAGCCACTTGAAGTAAATGATGCTAGTGTTCCAGTACCTGGGTTACTTGAATACGTTAATACAAGACTTGTGGTTGAGTTAGTACCAGACTGGAATATACCGTTATACAACGGATTGTTATGTCCTTCAACTTTAAAGTATGCATTAGTAGTTGGCGCAGTACCTTGTGTTGGTAAACCAAATGTAACAGTATAAGGCCCACTTCCGCTAACGCTTGTAAAGCTACTTACAGCAACAATTGAAGTCATTGCTTCGCTAGCAATAGTTTGACTATTATTAATTGTATAATAACCAACACCGCCGGTTGCTATTGGACGTACAGTACCTTGTACGCTTGCAGTTCCGTAGTTAGCTGAACTAGCAATAGTAAACTGTGTTGGGCTAAGACCGGATGCAATAGTCCAGGTTGTGTTGTAACCGCCTGGAGTAGCACCAGTAATAGTTACCTGCATACCTGCTACAGGAGTTGCTGGTAATGAGCTAGACAACGTAACTGTGATAGTACTTGAAGTAGAAGTAATACTTGTAGTAGTATATGTACTTGGACCTTGTAATGCTGTAATTCTTGTACCAGGAGTTACACCTACACCGTTAATAGTTTGACCAATTGCCAACGCACCTTGACTTACTGCGCTTACTACTAATGCAGTAGTACTTGTTTGTGCAGTAATTGTAGCTTGATCGTTAACACCAGCGGTTCCTGGATCAGTTGCATATACTACTGTAATTTGAGTAGTGCTTCGGCCAGCTGCCGCTGTTGTACTAGAAGTTGCAGTTGCTGAAAGCACAGCAAGTAATTGCCCGCCGGTACCAGTTGTATCACCTGATGCTCGTGTAACAGTAATTTGCGGAGTGCTAACATAGTTGAAACCTGGGTTAACAATAGTAATTGTATCAATTACACCATTGGTAATTGTACAAGTTGCTTGTGCTGTAATATCTGCAATGCTATCAGCTTGACCTTGAATAGTAATTAATGGTGGTTTAGTATATCCACTACCTGCATTAAAGATATCAATACGTACTAGTGTTGCTGGGATAGCGGCTACTACACCACTACCAGATGGTACCCAAATTGCAGGACTTACTGTAAATTGTGTAGTACTATCAATACTTTGAATGATAACACCAGTTGGCAATGTTAAACCACCAGTACCACGTACCACCATACCTGTTGTTAACCCAACAGTACTAGAAACAGTAAGTTGTGTTATTGATGTTGAAGCAACAACTCTTACATCGCCATTATAACTAGAATTACTATTGCCTACAACAGTATAATATGAGTCAACAACTGGAGTAAATGCTGGGTTATATGGAATATCATATGTTACTAGATACTTGCCAGTTGCCGCTGATACTACTTTGTTATTGAATGCAAGGGCTGGTAAGCTACTACCGTCAGCCGCAATGTTTGTAACAGGGTTAGCGTCAATAGTAATATAACCAACTTTACTTACACCAAATGTAATAGTACCAGTTGGTTGACTACCAGCTACTGCACTTAGTACAATAGTCGTTGTAGAAACTCCAGTAGTTACGCTTAATACTGTTTGTGTTGTAAATCCTGTACCAGAAACTAAGTCGCCAACATTAATAGTTCCAAGAACGTTATTAACAATTAATGTAGTATCGCTACCAACACCACCGCTTACATAAGTAGCAGTTGATTGATACTTAGGTGGTGTGTAACTTACCACACGATGTACACGACCTTGCCAACCAGTAACGTATGTTCCTTTGTTGATCTGATCAATTGTTGATTGTAAGCTAATTGGCAATACGCAAATCTTTAAGTCGCCAACTTTGCTACCCATTGTCTTGCTAGCATCATCTGGGTCTGCCAATGTAATGTTAACAATATCGGTAACAACTTTATAGTACAAGAAACTTGTATCTGTTTTTAGAATAGCCTGATACTGTGGTAACAATTCACCAGTAGCTTCTGTTAAGTTATAAACAATAACGCGATAGATACTACCTAAGTTGTCGTTGTATTGTAACGCAGTTGATGGACGAGTTGGGTTAACGTTAGCAATGTTATAGAACTTGCTACCAGTTAACTGTCGAATAGTAACTAGTTGTCCGTCATACAATGCTGTTGACAAACCAGTACTTGATGTACCGTTGTTACCAGCAGTACTTAAACTTAACTTAAGAACGTTTTGTCCGCCGATAGTAATTGTTGTGTGTTCAACAGAACTAGTTTCGTAACGTGTAATTGTACCGCCACTTTGTGAGTGGTCAATTTCAATTTCACTACCAGTCATTGGAATATAATCCCAACCGATAATCCATACAGCTAATGCTGGTTTGATTGCAGTTGGAACCATCTCACCCTTAACACTACCTTGTTTGTAGACCTTAGCAGTCTGCACCATGTTGTAAGATAAGTTAACAGCGTCTGGTTTCTCAGTTACGTCAAAGCCTGACGCACGTAGACCGTAGTCACCATGTGAGTTAGAACCGCCTACAGAACGGATCTGTCCACCGTCTGCCGCCCAGTAGTGAGTATGACAGTAGTATGAGAATGTTGAAACTTGTTCAGTTACCGCACCGTTCTTAGCAATGATCGCATAACCTAAGTCGTTAATCATAGCAAAGTCGTTAGCCAACATGGACTTGTTACCGCCCATCTCGATGTTGATAGCTAGACCACCACCACTATTCAAGAAGCTAATAACATTAGTTTGGATTGTACTCTTAGCAGCCAGTACAGATGCACGTGATGTAAGTTTAGTACTATCTAAGTTAGTTAATGTAATAGTAGTTCTTGGAGTATATGTTGGGTTATCAATACCATCGTAAACATAATCAATGATTAAGTCACATGATGATGTTAATGTAGTATACTCAGTATCACCGCTTGAGATTGCAGTAGTAGTTTTGTCTTGTGTAGCAGTATTACCCAAACTCTTGGTAACAGTTGAATTTTGAACGATCTGCTGTACCACTGCTTTGAATCTTGTAAACGCAGATTGGAAATAAGTTTCTTCGCCAGGAATCTGGTTAATACCAGTTTCACCATCTATACTACGACCATAGTATGAAAGTAATGAATCCCATACAGCTGAGTTACCTCCATATATTGTATCGTAACATAATGCATCAATCATATAACCAACGTCACGTTGACATGTTACTGCGTTGTAGTTAGGAATATTTCTAACTGCAAAAGTAGAGGCAATGTATGCTGTAATTTCTTGCTGAATAAATGCACGGTTAATTTGCAAGTTATTCTTTATATAAACTGATTTTGTAGTTGTATTAACTGTAGCAGGATATGTAATAGTTGGACTTGCTGTAACACCTTGTGTAATAATGGTGTTAATAGTAGCCATGCTAGCCGCAATTGAAGTTTGATTAGAACTGTTTGCAACTGATGCAACTGCTAGGTCACGTGCTTTATTCAATCCTGAAATAGTTTGTGTTAACTGTGTGCTAACAACAACGCTACTATCTGCACGTAGGTAAGCCTGACCAGCTTTAACTGCTTGATAGTTAGAACCAGTTACTAAATCATTAGTAACAGCATCTAAGATTAAACCAACGTCACGTGAACATGTTGCGTTATTATATTGTGCTGCCGCGTTGTATGGAGTAGCAACGTCAAGTGTTAATACAACAGTAGCTGATACTGGATCAAAACTTACAACGTCGTTAATCTGATAACGATAACCTTGTACGTAGAATGCACATGGCGGTTGTGGAGGACGGATATCAAGACCACTGTTCTTAGCGCCTTGTACAGTAATAGTAATACCAGCATCAGCAATGCCAATGATTGTACCGCGTAGTCGTCCAGTAAATCCGTCAACAAACTGTCCACCAGCAAAACGTTTTGCGTTGATAGACTGTGAAAATGATGTACAAACTTGACCGTACGGCGACTTGGTTTTAATTTGACCAGTTGGGTCAAGCACCATACCAAAGCCGCCATGGCCTTGTAATGTTAAGTTATTAATACGTGTAGCGTCATTACACAAGAATACGTCAAGGTCTCTGTTATTCTTAGCTTGGCTATTTACATCTAATGGATCTGTTAAGTAATGGCGACCATAGTTAATTGTATTGTACAAGTGCCATGTGCCTGCACCCTTAGTACCCTTAGCTTGGAATGGATAGATAACGGTACAGTTCATGAAGTTACCAGATACACTATCTACAATCGCTTTACCGCGCTTGCTGTAATCACCTGGAGTAACTTGATAGTCATCCATGAACACTTTGTTAATCCAATCTTGAGGAGCTTGTCCTGTACCTAGTGTAATAACAATCTTATTAGATACACCGTCAAGTGTAGCACTTGAAGCTGAAGCATAGTCAGTAGTGTAATCAATAGGACCTAATTCCATCGCATCAATAATTGAGTCACGATAGAAGAATACTTTACGCCATGGTGACTGTGAAATACGATTTAACGGACGGATAATTGTTCTACGGAATTCATCACCCTTAACAGACACGTTGTCTGAAAGTTTGATTGGGTAGTCTTCATAGTACACACCTGCTTCAACAAAGATAACAATTTGTGTGTCTTTAACAATTTCACCAAATTCAATTTGCTCGCCCACTGAGTAGAATGCAGGCTTAGTTAAGCGTACTTGAATAGTATCGTTTGGAGCAGTTACACCTGGCAAGTATTTTACAACACTTGAGAACGCTTGGCTGTTAATACCAACGATAACTTTAGCAGGAATAATGTCGTTGTTAGTTGGGGTACCTTGGTCAACATAACCATTACCACCGTTTGAAATACTAATGTTCCAAATACCTGTACCAAAACTTGTTCCAGGAGCGGCACCTGTACCGTATTGAATAATATTCAACACAGTATCCATATTATAACCGAGTGTAGTTATAGCTGGTGCTGATGCAATTTTAGAACCATTTAATACTTGTGTTACTAATGTTTGGTAACGAGTTGCAGTAGTTTGATTTAATACTTGCAACGCTAAGTTCTTGGCGAATCTAATACCGTCAATAGTTTCTGTATACTGAGTACCAATAGCAATAGCTTTAGCACTTGCGTTTTTATAATAACTCTTACCAGCATACACTGATTGATAGTTACCACCAGTTAACAAGTCAATACGCATTGCATCGATAATCAATCCAACATCTCGGAAACAGGTTGCTTCATTATAATTGAAGCCACCTTTAAATGCTATATCAAGATGATTAGTTGTAGCGTACCCAATTGACACTTTATTATTTTCAATAATGTCATGTATACCTAATAGGGTTGTGTCGTACGCACCTGTTGTTAAATCAGGATATACTAGCTCAATTGGTGCAAGAATATTATCAGCAGCCGCACCTTTGACAGCATTCCATGAATTGTTAATACTACTTGCGGCAACAGCCCCGCCAATGTAGTTAGTGTTAATAACTTGTTGAGTTGAACTGTACAATGAACTTGGTGCAGTGTTTTGACTTACTAATACACATAACTGTTGTGCATAATTAAATGCACCAAGAGTTGCTTCAACTTCAGTGTCAGCAATTTGTCTTACACCATTTTGCCAGTATTGGAATCCAGCGTATGCACCTGCACTGTTACCACCGTAGGTAATGTCGTATGCGATTGCTTCGAGGATGTAACCTAAATCTCTCTTACACGTTGCTGGATTGTAACTCAAGTTCTGATATGTTGCGTTTAAGAAACTGATTACACCATTTTGTACACCAGTTAATCCAGCTAGTACAAGTGCTCTTGAAGCATTAAAGGATCCATAGTTCGCACCGTTAATGTAAGTTGGTGCCACGTTAGCTGGTGCCGCACCAATACCGCCATTAACAACATCAATAACATACTGTACACTTGCGCTTGCTGAAGTAGCTGCCACTAATGAACCGGCGGCTCCTGTAGTACTTTGTGTCGATGTGTTGCCAACTGTCTTGGTCCAAGTAATATTTCCTTGTACAACAAATCCAATTACAGTTTTTAATCTAGTATATGCTGATGAAATTGCAGTAATTTCAGTACTAATAGTGTTTACAACACCGTTGTAGTATGCATCAGCGGCAGTAACAACTGCACTATTACCTCCATATAACAAATCGTAAACGATTGCATCGATAACATAACCAGTATCACGACGGCAAGTTGCTTCATTATATTGATCAATAGTTCCTGGATTTAAGTTTACATTGATATAAGCAATAACTTCTTCAATTAAGAATTGACGGTTATTTCTAATTTGAGTAGCACCACTAGTAATACCTGAATCAGTATTCAATGGTAATGCGTAAGTTACCGCAGGTGCTCCACTCATGCTAACAGCATCAATGATGCTAGTAACAATGGCCATGTTAGTAGTAATAAATGTAATTGCATCAGCATTGGTAATCAATGCAATAGCTAAATCACGTGCTTTATTAATACCTGCAATAGTTTGTGACTTTTGACTTGACGTTACAACTGAACTGTAGCTTCTTAGATAGGCAGCGGCCGCAGTAAGTGTTTTATAGTTTGTATTAAAAATTAAGTCGTCTAATACAGCATTGACAATTAAGCCAACGTCACGGCGGCATTTAGTCTCATCATACGTAAAGCCAGCTTGGTTAGTATCAATCCAACCAATAGTTTCATCTAAAATAAATTGCTTGTTAGCAAGAATTAAACGTCTAGCATTTGTAAAGCCAGCTTGAACATTACTTGGTGTTGTAAATGTTGGATCAGTTCTTGTAGATAGTCCTAAACTTAACAAGTTTGTAATGATGCCAAACAAACTAGTGATATTTGCAATAATAACTGGATCATTAATAACATCAAAGTTTTGAGTAATGTAGTTTGTTACTTCAGTTTGTAAAGTTGCACGATCAGCAATGATAGCATTTCTAGCAGTTTTTAGCGGAGTCAATACAGTTGTCAATGATGGAAGAACTTGATCGACAGCAATTCTACCAGCAGTAATAATATCAACAATCAATTGCATACTTGCAATAATTGCCGCACTACTTGTTGTGTATGTGCTACTACTTGAAATATAACTTAATGCTAAATCACGTGCTTTGTTAATACCTGCAATAGTTTGTGCTTTTTGTCCTGATGTTACTGTGCTTGAATAACCACGTAGGTAAGCAAGACCTGCAGAAACAGTACCTTCATTAGTACCAAGTACCATGTCGCTTAGTACAGAAGTAACAATAATACCAACGTCACGAGCACACTTAGCTTGATCGTATACAAATCCGCTTGCACTGTATGTTGCATTTAGATAGCTAATAACACCAGATTTGATAGCTGTTAAGTTAGCAAGAATTGTTGTGCGATCTGCATTTAGAGAAACATTAGCACCAGCAGTAAATGTCGGCTGTGTAATTGTGCTTGCGCTCGGTGCGCTTGGCCCAAGGTTAACTACATCAATTACAATTTGTAGTAATGTGTTTAATGCTGTGGCACTTGTGCCTGATTGGCTTGCGGCAGTTAAACTAGTGTTCTGTGGAGTTAAATTAGTTGCTGCCTTATATGGCCATGTAGTTTGATTATTAATCAAATATGGCATTAGTGTTTTTAATTGTGCAAACGCATTAGCCACTTGAGTAGTTTCATTACTGATTGTACTACTTGCGGTACTATTAGCATTGTATGTAGAATTCAAGTAGGCAATTACACCGTTCTGAATTGATGACAAGCTAGACAATACAGTATTTGAAATTGTGTAATAGCTTGTGTTGCCTGCTGATAATGTTGGCGAAATAATAGTTGGATCGGCACTAACACCACTGCTAACAATATTGATCAAACTTCCAACAAGCCCGCTTAGGTATGTACCAGTTCCGCTATCTGCGGCAGTATGACTTGTATCTTGACTTGCGGCATTACCTGCACTCTTGCTAACTGTAATGTTTTGTACAACTTGTGAAATAACAGTTTGTAAACGTGTATAAGCAGAAACAGTAGCAGTAATTTCACTTGCGTTAATGCTTATGCCTGCATTGTAATATGTATTTGCTGCCGCAACGGTTGCAGAGTTACCACCGTAAGTCAAATCATAGATCATTGCGTCAATCATATAACCTACGTCGCGTTGGCAAGTTGTAGAATTATAATTAGGAATTGTTCCAGGATTTAAATTAGCGGCAATGTATGCAATAACTTCAGCTTGCAAGAATGCCTTGTTGCTGATAAGAGTTAACTTAGCATTGGCATGGCCTGCACTGATACCAGTTGGGTTAGTATAAGTTACTGATGGCGCATTACCTACACCGTTCTGAATAATGTCAGTAACAGTTGCCATGTTAGCAGTGATGGTTGCAATAGCACCGCTGTCAGTCATTAATGAAATTGCTAGGTCACGTGCTTTGTTAATACCATCAATTGTCTGAGCTTTTTGTGTACCATAGTTAAGACTATTGTATGCTCTTAAATATGCAAGACCAGCAGTAACAGTTTGATAGTTAGTACCTAATGTTAAGTCATTAAATACCCCAGTTACAATTAAACCAACGTCACGTTTACATTTTGTTTCATTATATGTAAATGTCGTACCAGCAGTTGCACCTACATAGTAGGCCAATGCCGCATTAATAGTTTCTACATTACCACCGTAGATTAAGTCGTGTACTACTGCATCAATAATATAACCAGTATCACGTGAGCAAGTAGCTGGGTTGTAATATGGAATTGATAATGGGTTTAATCTTTCAGTGATGTAGGCTAAAACTTCATCGCGAATAAATTGTTTATTTGCTAGGATAATAGCTTTAGCATTAGCAAGATCAGTTCCTAATGTTGGAGGGCTAATATATGTAGGAGTACCATTAGGCGCAGTTTGTGAATAAACAATACCGGCCATGGTTTCTACGTTTGTTGCAATTGATGTAGACCCTGCAAATCCACCTTGGAAGGTTTCATTACGATATTGGCTTACACTTTGTTGATATAGAGTAGCAGGGTTTCCGTTAACAATAATAGCTTGTGCTAGTTGATTAATATAACGGATAGCGGCAGCAGTTCCAGGAACTTCTAACGATTGGATTTGTCTTTGATTCCCAATCCAGTAACGATTTGCAGTATAGATACTTTGTGCGTTACCACCGTAGTACATATCATAAATCAATGCCCAAACAATATACTTAACGTCACGTTGACAAGTTACACGATTGTATTGTAGTGTTGGATATTCAGTTGATAGGAACGCAACGATTTCAGCTTGGATAAATTTAATGTTACTAATTAACAATGCTTCAGCTGAAACTATTCCGCTTAATGTATTTGATAACGGTGTAAATGTTGGTGTAGGAACATCGCCACCTTGAATAATATTAACAATAATAGCAATGTTGCTAGTGATTAATTTTACTACAGTAGTTACCGCGGCAACATCAGGGAGTGCAATGATTTGTGCTAGTAAATCATTTAATACATCAACCATCTGATTAGCAGAAAGATCAGTAGTTGCATAATTAAAATCAAGACCTGCAATAATACTTTGATAATTTGATTGGAATGCTATGTCATAGCATAATGCATCTATAATAATATTGATATAACTAGTAACACTGTCGCTGTTATATGAATAACTTAAAATTTGGTCTCTAGCAAAGTTAATACCGTCAATTGTTTGGATCAACTGATTTGATAATACTTTTGCTGAAGTTGAATTAAAATAACCGGTAGCCGCACGGGTACTGTTAAATGTTGTTCCTAATACAAGGTCATTAGCAACAGCATCAAGAATTAATTGAATGTCGCGTTGGCACTTTGATTTGTTATAGCTAAACTGATTAACATATTTGTTATTAAGATAAGCAATAGTTTCATTTTGAATAAATGAACGGTTTGCGGCAAGTAAGTCAGAAGCGTTAGTATATCCAGTATTAGCACTATTACCACCGGTTAATGTTACACTTTGAACAGTTGAGTAATATGTATCAGCACCAGTAGTATAAATTAAACGCTGACGATATGGGCCTGGCTCTGAACTAGCTAAGTTGATTAAGTTCTCAGCTTGTAATGCGGCAGCACCGACAGTCTTATAAGCATAGTTCCAGAAACGTCCTTCTTTACCTGGAGGAGTTTTTGCTTGTAAGTCATCACCGTTTGTTGAAACATACAAGTTAACACCGCTTGAATATGTAGAATTATCAACATAAAATTTACTAGCGGCTTGTAAGTCGGCTGCATTATTTGGTGTGCCATAGCCTTGTAACGGAGCAGGATGATCGCTCAATGTTAACGGGCCAGTCATAGTGTCGCCACCACGATATACTACGTGTTGGCGTTGTACAGCCTCATTTTTTAGATAGTTACTAGTTAAAGTAACATCGTAATCTGGATTAGCAGTACCGTCAGCAAGTAACGCTTCTGGAAGTAATGGTTCATTACGTGTCTTTAGTGGATCAGATAATGTGCCTGAATCAGATACTCGAACATAGCTCTTGTCCGCATACCCCTTACTGATTGCTAATCCACCTAATGTTGTTTGTTGTGTAGGATGCGCAGAGTTAAATGCAGTTACTAATGCTGGCGTTGGATCTGGAATATTACCAATCGGCTGTGAACTTGCATTTAATGGGCCGTTTAATTTTGGGTTAAGCTCGTCAACTAGTTTACCAGCGAGCGAAATAATTTTAAGAACGGTGTCGTCCGAAGCATCAAATGCAATTCCGTCACCAGTTAGTGTTCTAGCAGTTAGCGCACTACCTGCAGGGTTAGCCATAATAACTTGGTTGGCCGCATAGCTTGACGGAGCATCACCTAAGTTAGTAAATCCAATCGTGCCGCCTGCGCCAAAAATAGCATACAGCTCGTTAAAGTTTTCGTTAACTTTACGGAACGATTCACGGATACTGTCACCAGTTCCGTCATTACCTTGAATACCGATATCAATCAGTTGTTTTGACATTTACTTTATACTCCGAAACTTGACCCGCAACCGCAAGTGTGGTTTGCGTTAGGATTCTTTATTGTGAATGAACTGCCCATGAGTTCTTCTTTATAATCTATTTCTGCACCTTGCAGATACTGCATACTCATACTATCTACAAGTACTTTAAACTCATCTAAAGGAACTTCAAAATCGTCTTCGTTAACTTCTTCATCGAGTGTAAACCCATAACTAAATCCAGAACAGCCGCCGCCTTGTACAAATGTACGTAGTGATAATTTAGGATTACCTTCATTATATAGAATATCTTTAATCTTTTCTTTAGCTGAATCGGAGATTGTGATCACGATTTTTCCTTTTTACAATGATATTTATCATTAGTATTTTATAACCTTAATGTAAATACATATATGTACATAGGAACAGAATACGCACAAACCGCACACTATCGCAAGAGTAAGTACGGTACAATGCATGCCTATCTTCGTAAGAAGACGGTGTTAGTCTTTCAGTGTGATTGTTGTCAGGGAGTATTTAAACGAGATAAAGGAAATATGGATCCTAATCGTTTAAACAACAATGTATATCATTGTTGCGGCGACTGTGACGTTAAGAAGTTTGCTCAGAGTAAAGGGGTTGAAGCACGTAAAGTTTGGGATATGCCTGTAAGCAGTCTTAAGACGATAGACCAATTCGACCCGAAATAACATTCCAGTTAATGATCTTCCATTGATTTTTTAAGTAGCCTTTCTTATCTGCTTGATAATCTAAAGCCCAGGCATGCTCCCACCAGTCAATTAGTAGTACAATATCCTGTTTAATCTCGTGATTGGCAATAGTTTTTATCTTGCCGTCTGTAGCAAGATATACCCAGCCGCTACCCTGTACCTTCATTGCTTCTTTAAGAAACTCATCTTTGAATTGGTCAAAAGTTTTAAAATGTTTAGTAATAAACTCGCCTGCAGAACCGTCTGGATCATTAGAACTTGTAGGTGCTTGATACTGTGTAAACAATAGATTGTGTAGAAATGCGCCTGCTTCATTAAAATCAGCATCGCCCTCACCGTCATTGAAACGGGTAACGTATGCTTTGTATAATTTTCCATAGTGATAATCAATAGCATCCTCGCTAAGACTTGGTGCTAGATCATCACGGGCATAGGGTAATTTTGCCTGAGTTAACGTTTTAGGTGCTTTGCCCTCGTTTAAACTAACATATCGAATAAAGTTATACAT